GTGATGCACACCGACCGTCCCATGAGGGGGTCAAACAGGTCGTTGTACTTCGAGAGCATCGCACCGTAGGTCGTGTTTGCAACGAGCTTCAACGCATTGGCGGTTGCTTTGTCCCCGGACTTTTTCGCTTTCATTCGGGCTTCAAGCATATCGGCATAATTCTGAGGGTTAGGAATGTTCCGGCTGCAATACCCATCCAATGTCATAAGGTGAGGATAGTAGCTGCCGACATCACGGTTTCTCAAATGTCTGCCGTTTTGCGCTTTCTCCCGATAACACGGAATAGCACCGTGAATCCCGCCGTAAGCGATTGTCACCTCACAGTCTCCGATTTTGAAGTTGAGCTTGCTCTTGAACACCTCTTCATCGGAAAGCGAGTGGTCGTAGATACGGTTGAAGAAGCTGAATACATCTTCGGGAATGTATTCTCGGAGCAGATTGTCCGGGTAGACATACTCACGCTCGTCATCATGCTCCTTCGGAACGGCATCAAGATAAGCAGCGGTCAATTTTGCGTTTGTCATATACAACGCCCGATTATCGGGAATACCCTTGATTCTGCCAAGCATGAGCTTGTTTTCGATATAGTTCTTTCTCAGGTGGTAGAGCTTTTCGGTAGCATCAACATCGTGCTTACAGTAGAAGATAGTCTCTTCAAGCTCCTCCTCTGTGAGCGGACGGTCGATGTTGAAGTCAACCTCAGACTCTCGAATATCCATTCCGAGATGAGCTTCAATCGCTTTTAGCGAAAGTCCTGCCTGACAATCATCGAAAAGGTCGAACTGCTCGAAGTAAACCTTACAGTCCCTTACGAGAGGATGTTGCCATCCAACCTCGCCGTGAACGATGACATAATCGTTGAGTTCCTTGATTTGTTCCGGGGTTGCATCCGAAAGCACAGCTTTCAGAATGAATTGGTCGTAATGCTTGTTGTTGAAACCTGCGAGAAGAGGGTCGTTTTCCATGAACGACTTGACCGCTTCGTTGTCGTTGTGGATGACCGTATATTCGCCGCTGTCGAGGTCTTTGAACACAAAGAGCCAATCAAAAGCGAATACCTCGCAGTCGAATATGAAAGTCAATCTCTCACCTCCATTACTTCATCAAGCCATTTCAAGATGTCTTGTGCTTCCTGCTTGTGCGGGTCTGCGGGGAGAAGTAGATTCCTTAAAATCCCTTCAAGCACATTCACGACAATCGAGTTCCCGGCTTGTTTGTATAGTTGCGAATTGCTGTTTACCGCTTCCGCTTTCCGAAAATCCTCATCGTCAAAGCCCATCAGTCTCCAACATTCGAGGGGTGTCAGTTTGCGAATGCGGCGTTTCTTGTTTTCATCCATGACTGCCACCTTTATTTCCTGATTACCCCCCCCCGCAAGTGTGCAAGGTTGGCGATAATCCTTTGGGGTCATAGACTCTTCGACTTTGCTCATACATTTTGTCCCATCTGCCGCCAATCAAAGAGCCGACCTCCTTGCATCGTGTGTTATTCAATTTCTATCACTCCCGTTGCACCGAAACTTCCTGTTCGGAGAAAGTTGGCAAATGAGGTTTGAGCATATTGAGCTTTAATCGTTCGACAAGTGCCGTCTTTCTCAGGATTCATCACATAAACTCCACTATGAAGTTGTCGGTAATTCTTTGACCCGCTTTGGTGGTTATCGTATGGGCGATTATCCGTCTCTCTCTCTCTCTCTCTCTCTCGGCTCGAACTTAAAGCCATTACCGATAGCTGCCATTCTTATTGACCGCTCTTCGGCATCCTTCAAGAAAGCATCTGAGAGAAAATATTTCTCCTCGACATTTTCTTCAAGAAAATCGTCCATAGAGCATTGGAGAGTTTGAGGTTGAGGAAAAGCGAATCCTGTATCAATGTCCTTACGAATACTAACCGCAAATACTCGCTCTCGGTTTTGAGGAATACCACAGTCTTTCGCATTGATGACCTGCCAATAGGACTTATAACCAAGTTCATCTAACCAAGCGAGCCATGCTTCAAATTGCTTAATGAACTTCTTACCCACGAGGTTTTTGACATTTTCGAGGATAAGATACTTTGGTAATTCCCCATGTTCGGCGGCAACGCTCAAAAGCCGTTCGACTTCATACAGGAGACCGCTACGGGTCTCGCCCTTAATAATTCCTGCTTGATGACCCGCCTGTGAGATGTCCTGACACGGAAAGCCGTAAGTCCATAAATCGGCATAGTCGAGTTTTGCGACCTTTGAGATGTCTCCGTAGTTTCGGGTTGCGCCATAGATAGCTTCATAGGATTTGATAGCGTACTTGTCGATTTCAGAGATACCGACAATCTCATGGGGAATGTTCAGCCTTTCGAGTGCTTTGCGAAACGCTCCAATCCCGGCGAATAATTCGTTGACCTTAATCACTCTACCACCTCCTCAGCCGCTTTTTGCTCAATGAGGGGAAGGAAGTACTCATCCTCGCCACGCTGTCGAGCTTTCACCGCATCTTCGAGCCGATGGTATCTGCCAAGATGAATCCGTTTGCCGTGAACTGAGATATACGCTACCCACATCTGACGGTGAGCATCCCACCATACGCCCTTGTACCCGCTGCGGTTGTTCTTCGGAGGGACATTGCTTTCAATGACTTGAAAGTTGGTATGATATTTCAGATTTTCCTTAACGCTCATTCCGTGTCCTCCTCTACAAAGTAGCATCCGTTTTTGCGGTATGTGGTGCATCTTCGTTTGAACGACTTGACAAGGTACTGACTGTCATCAACAAAGTCGTAGCAGACAGGCTCTTTTTTACCCTCGTGAGTTCGAGCAATACGCCCGATGCTCTGCGTGATTACGGCATAGTCCTTTTGAGGAGTTGCCATATAAAGCCGCTCCAAGCAAGGAATATCGAGACCTTCTTTGGCGAGAGAGTAAGTAGCAAACAGGTATTTCTTATTGCCCGTCCGCATATCCTCAATCGCTTTTTCCCGCTCTGCCTTGCGCTTTTTGGTTGTCATCTTACCGCTTATCATTACCGCCTGTCTCCTCATATCAGAGGGAAGCGTGTTCATAAGCGTTTCAAGATGTTCCAAACGGTCGGACAGGATGAGGGAGGAGTGTTCACTCTCGCCGACTATCCACGAACTGATTTGATGATTTCGCTCACCGTTTTCACAAAGATAGGTAATGAGCTTCGTATAGTTGAGAGTACCGTCCGTGTTGATACACTCTCTTCCGGGTTTTATCCCGGTATAGACGGGCTTCACGCTAACCTTCATTATGCGGTCTCCGACCGCTTCATCCGGGACGGTGTAAACCACCTGACCGAGTAGAGCGTAAGTTGCGGCTATCATCCCATCAGAACGATGAACGGTAGCGGACAACCCGAACTTATGTCGTGCCGACAAGCTGTTCAGCACCTTGTAGAACTGAGTCATCGCCGTAGGTGTCCCGGAACATCTGTGACACTCATCGACTATGATGACATCCCACAAGTACTTGTATTGAGCAAGGTCTAAGCGGCACATGGTCTGTATGGTTGCGAATGTGATACCTTTTCCGATGCTCACTTTACCCTCGGTAATTGTTCCGATGAGCGATTCCTTCATGTACTGTTCGGCACGAGTTTTACTTTGGTTGAGCAGGTCTTTCGTGTGAGTCAACCATAGCGTTCTTCTACCGAGCCGTTCCACGAGGGATATTCCCATCTGCGTTTTTCCGCTTCCTGCCGGGCTTTGAAGGATTCCGTAGTGCTTTGCAAGCACCTCATCGACCGCCTTTTGCTGATAGTCGTATAACGGTACTCGACACTTGAAGTCTATCGGAGTTGCTTCGGAGAAGTCTGCAAAGGTTTCAGCACCTTGCAGCATGGGAGCGATTGCTCTCAGTGTGCCAAAAGGAAGGATGAGAGCATTTCCTCGTATTTCATAAAGCGACAGGATTTCGGGGGTGTTCCCAACCCAAAAGTGCATCCGCACCTTCTTAGAGTAGTCGGGATTTCTGATTTTAAGATTTTGGCTGCACCATTGAATCAACTCCTGAGAGGGATTCTCGACTGTAATAGTGCTGCCGACAGTCACTTGCATTTTGCAATCCATTTATCGAGAGGTTTCCCGTACTCGAATATGTCTTGCGCCGTCATGGATGACTTCTCATTCATGAACGCTCTGATTGTGAAGTGCGGAATCATGTAGACCACCTCAGCGAGTTTGATTGCAAACCAACCCTCGCCGTTTCCACAATCTTTCCACAAGCTCATTGAGGAATCCTGATTTTCCTCAACTCTGCTGAGTGGGAATCCTTTCCCGGAGCATACCTTACAGTCGATGAGATATGCCACCTTATTTCGCACAGCGATTACATCGGCGGGTTGACCCGCTTGATTTTGAGCCAAGTTATGACACCAAAACCCATGATTGAAGAGGATTTCGCACAACTCGGACTCAAAGCTGTTGCCAAGTTTCCGATTGCTCATCTCATTCCTCCAATCCGAAAATGTCCTCCATGATAGCCCTGAACTCTTCGGCAATCTCTTCCCGGTCATCTTCATCCAAGAGCTTTATCCGGGAGATGAGGTCGAGGGTCTGACCTTCAATATCGGAACGAGTAGACCTGCCCTCCCGCCGTTCTTCTTCGACCTCATTCATCAGTTCTCGAAAGTACTGAACTGCTTCGTAGCCCATGTATTTATCAATCAGGTACTCGAAGTCTTTTGCATCAAAGAGGGTTTCTATCTTGTTATCACTCAGTTTCAGTACTCTCGGCATTGCGGCGAAGCACCTCCTTCAAAAGCTCCTCGGTCGTGAACTCGGAGAGCGAAGGGGAAAGAGATTCCAAGATGGAAGATTTCAGATAGAAAGCGGGACGAACGCCACCGTGACCATAGTAAGCACTGTAGTCGTTCAAACCACCATCCGAGCGGACATTCCGAGCGTAGTTGGCGTACCCATTGGACTCAGTGCTATATGCAGTTGCAAGCCACCACCAATCATCGAGGTTAGGGATGACGGAACGGTATTTGCGGTACATATCGCAAGTCAGAAGGAAAATCTTCTGAGTGGTTTCGCCGTAGTCCTTCAAACCATCATCAGAAGTCAGGTTGATGGTTGTAGGGACGATTGCCGAAGTGTCTGCGCCGTTGGCTTTGAGCTTCTTGATGAACTCATCGTTGAGATACTTGCAAAGCGTACCCTTCGGGAAGTTGTTGCTGTTGCCCTCATCGAAGGGCATATCGCCGATAGATTCCTTAGCGAGAACAAGAATCTTGTCCTGCTCAACATCGAGAACGATGTAATCCAAACCACCGTAGTTGATTACGCTCGAAGGAGCGATTTTGATGTTTGCTTTTGTCATAACGAAAATCTCCTTTGATTTTTGTTTCAGGTTGTGCTATAATGATAGCGGGTTAATTTCCTTTGCCGCTTACGGTGTTACCGCACCGTTGGCGGCTTTTTCTTTGTAAGACTCATAGAGAGCCATTACAGAGCGGGAGTAGGTTGTTGAGTAGATTCCTTTGTTCCATAGGTTTCTTGCGCCACTCGCACCGCAGTTGTACCGCATAAGAGCGAGTTCGACATTACCATCGGTCTTTTCGAGATGTCCTGAGATAATGTAGATACCGCACAAGATGTTTTCCTTCGGGTCAAGAAAGTTACTCACGCCGAGCGTTGAGGACAGCCATTCATGATTACATTGGTTGATTTGCATAAACCCGTAGTCGTTGGTCGTACTCACGACATCTGACCGAAACGAGCTTTCCTTATCAATCAGAGCAATCACAAGCTCCATAGGCACTTCGTACTCCGAACACTTCTCTCGTATGTAGTCCTGTAACTCCTCGGAGAGAGGAACATCGAAGTAAAAGACCTGCGGCTCAGGAACGGGGTCGAGACTCGGACTTGTGATGTCCGGCTGCATTACGGTTACGGTCGAAACATTGGTCTTTGTTTCGGGTGTCGAGGTGTCTTGCGGTTTAGGTAGAAACGCCAAACAACCTATCGCACCCGCCGTCATGGAGAGCAGGATGATTCCTATGAGAGCCAAACTAAGACTGTTTCTCACAAGCCATCGTCTGATACCGCCATGCCGTTTCTTATGGACGGTTGTCATGTTGAAACACCTCCAAACTTCCATTGATACTTCACACCGTACTTTTTGAAGTACCATTCTTCAAACTCCCGGCGATGCTCTTCATCCTTCAAATACCGGGAAACTGTTTTGGCGAGAAGCCTGCCGATTCTCTTTTTCGTAGACTCCTCTAACGGAGTGCTCACTCACAAACTCCCATCTTCGATTCATAGTCATCGAGGATTTCGAGGGAAGTCTTGATAATGGTTTCCGCTTTCGCACCCTTACGAACTCCACGAAGGACAGAACTCATCTCCGTTTTCTCGGTGATAACACCTCGTTCTTCGAGACGATTCACGAGCCAAGCGTTCGTAAGAGTGTTCCGATAGAGCATCAATCGGATTCTGTCTCGTTCTTCTCTCACATGGTCAACCTCCTTTTTCTTAAACTTTGTATACAACAACGGTTGACAAAACTCGTCTCTAATGGTATAATAGTATTGCCACATACCTAATACCATTGAGGAGCTTCGGCAAAGAAAGAACTTGTCGAGGGTGTCTTTCTTGTTGCCGTTTGTTGTTTACAAGTATATTATACTCCCCATTTAGGAGCTTGTCAAGTGGTTTTAGGAAAAATTCAAAAATAATTTTCCCTATTTAGGAGGAGCATGATATGAACAAGGAACTGTTGATGGAGCGCATTACCGCTCTTTGCAAGGAAAAAGGAATCAATCTTACCACCGCCTTTGAGCAGAGCGGAGTCGGAAAGAACTTCCGCAGTAACCTGAAAACCTCAAATCCGAGCGACAAAAATCTGTACCTGTTAGCAAAGTACTTCAATGTCAGCATCGAATATCTGTTGGGCGAAGAAACCAAGGAGGACTTAGCTCGAAAGGCGTTAGGCTTAGTTCTTGAATGGCTTGAAGATAACGGCTTTGAGGTACAACAGGATGAGCGTGATGATTATTCCATTGGCAAGGACGGACATTACATCTACCTGTCGAGTGCCGACTTCATCGCCGAGAGTCTGAGAATCAAGGCGGTAGCGGAACAGGGCTTTGAACTTGCAATGGAGAAGTGGGAACAAAAGAGGTTTCCCTCTGTTCACATTGATAGATGCAACAACCATCTCTTCAATGCCATCAATGAAAGCCCCAATGCAACCCTCAACATCAACGGTACAGAGGGATTTACGGCTCAGGAGCTTGAATTGATTGACCTGTATCGGAACTTCCCGCTGAGAAAACAAATGGAGCTGCTGAATTATGCTTTCAGCCTGAAAGAAGGTAAGCAATGAGAGTAGTTCTTTACATGAGGTATAGCAGCGACCGTCAGACCGAGCAATCCATAGAGGGGCAAAACCGAGTCTGTACGGCGTTCTGTGAGCAACAGGGGTATGAGATAGTAGACAGGTACATTGACCGGGCTACATCGGCTTTTAAGGACACAGACAAGCGCACAGAGTTTCAGAGGATGATACGGGATAGCGAAAAGCAGCTATGGGAGGGTATCGTTGTCTATAAGCTCGACCGCTTTGCCCGGAACAGATATGATTCTGCAACCTATAAGGCACGACTCAAAAAGAATGGTGTCCGTGTCATTTCGGCAACCGAGAACATTTCTGACAACCCGGAAGGAGTTATCCTTGAAGCAGTCCTCGAAGGAATGGCTGAGTTTTACTCCAAAGAGCTTTCTCAGAAAATCACGAGAGGAATGTTTGAATCTGCGAACAAATGCCATAGCATAGGCGGTCATATTCCTCTCGGCTATAAAATTGAGAACAAGAAGCTCGTGATAGATGAAGCAGGAGCAGCTATCGTTCGGGAAGCCTTTGACCTCTACGCCAACGGAGCTACTGTTGCTGAGATTTGCGAGACCTTCAATACCAAAGGGTACAGGACGGCAAAGAACGCAGAGTTCAACAAAAACAGTTTTCGGTCGATGTTCAAGAATGAGCGATACATCGGCATTTACAAATACAAAGACCTTCGCATTGAGGGCGGCGTTCCCGCTATTGTAGATAAGGACACCTTTGCGATTGTGCAAAAGAAGCTCTCTAAGAACGCAGAAGCCCCATCAAGAGGTAAGGCAAAGATAGACTATCTTCTATCGCAAAAACTCTTTTGCGGTCATTGTGGCTCGCTCATGACGGGCGAGAGCGGTACAGGAAAAGGCGGTACAACCTACTTCTACTACACCTGCGGAAAGCGCAAGAGAGAACATACCTGCGATAAAAAGCCGTTGAAGAAGGACTTTATCGAAAGAGCCGTTGTGGAAGATGCTCTCACGCTTCTCACCCCTGAGACGATAGACGAACTTGCCGACATTGCCGTCAAAGAGTCTATCCGAGAGATGGAAGAAAACTCTATCATCCCGGCACTGAAAGACCAACTCCACGAAACAGAGCGTTCCATCAACAACCTTGTCAAGATGGTCGAGAAAGGTGTCGAGTCCGATACAATAGCCGACCGACTGAAAGAGTTGGAAAAAGAAAAACGAGCCATCGAAAAACGGCTCGTTGTCGCACAAGACGATTATGTGATTTTGGAGAAAGAACACATTGTTTGGTGGTTGAGTGACTTTTGCAATGGGGACATTGAGGATGAGGAGTTCCGTAGGCATATCATCGACCTGCTCGTAAACTCGGTTACGGTGTGGGATGAGCCTGACGGATGGTACAAAATCACTTCCGTTTACAATCTGACATCGAATAAAACCAAGACCTTTCGGTGTTCGGATTTGAGCGGTCAAGCTCCACCATTGAAGGATAATCCGAACACCCTATTTTTTATAGGGACACTGTTCGGACAAACAACAAAACACCGAGTAGAGTAATAAGCTCTGCCCGGTGTTTTGTTGTTGGTGGGTAGAGTGGGTAGAGAAAAATCGCAATTTCCCATAAACTCTCTTATAGTAGCTCTCTTATAGACTACTTTATGAAAAATACAGATTTACTCTACCCACTCTACCCGTAAGGAGGAATATATACTCAACAGCCTGTCGGCTGAGTGAGCCGTTTAGGACTTTTTCAGTTCGAGAACAGCGGATTCAATCAGATTGTCGATAGAGTCAAGGTCAAGGGTGTAACCCTTCTCTTTCAGATAGTTCAGAACATAGGCTTTCTTCTCAGCCCCTCGACCCGTTCCGTTGTAAATCATCTCAGCAGCTTCGACAGCTACCTTGACCCAATTCTTGATTTTGGCGAACTTCTCTGCTTCGACCTTAGCTTTCAGGTAAGGGATGAGGAAGGTGGTGATGACAGCCACAATCAGAGTGATAATGGCAGAAGCGATGTTGGTTAAATCAGTCATTTCAGATACCTCCTAAAAATTATCAGAAAAATGTTGTTCCTGCGGAGCGACCTTGTACTGCCGCATAAGTTTGATTCTGTTCTCGACTTTGGCTTTTGAGTAATAGAAGCCTGTCCCGGTTGCTACCTCGGCGGCTACTGACGGTATGAGGTAAGCAAGGGGTGTAAGGTCGAGAGTGCGCCATATCATTATCATCGTGAAGATGATGACTACGGCGTTCATAACACCCGCAACAATGAGGATTCTCTTTGAGAACTCCTTTGGTTGCTTTCGTACTCTCCTCATACCGCCATCCCTCCTTACACTTTGGTGAAAGTTCCCTTGTCTACCCAACCGTAAACGGTAGCACCGCCGCCGATGATTCTGACAAGGTGGTAAGGGTGCTTGCCGTTATAGGTCTGCGTGATTTTTGCCTTACCCGGTCGGCAGGACACCGCTCTATTGCCGTTGGAACTCGAATAATGGGTATTGCCGTTGAACATAACGGTATCGCCTACCTTCGGAGTCCAAACCGTCTCAGAGGGCGTAGGAGCGGCGTTCACCACGGTAAGGTACTTTGTGTTGACCGGGCTGCAAATAGTGTTCCTGCCGTCCTGAGACTTGTCAATGACGGCTCTATCGCCCACAAGCTCACGGACAATCCAATTCTTCGCCTTGACCCATCCGGGGATAGCCTTGCCGCCGTAGTAGACGGCATCGGAAGCGAGCTTCACAATGTCCCCGACCTTGACGGCACTCGGCTTTTCGGGGGTAGGCTCAGGCTTGACCTCGGTCGTTGCGCCGAGTTTGGCATTGACCTTTGCGGCAATGTCACCGTGTCGCTCATAGAGATATGTACCGGGACAAGACTTGTTCGCATAGTCTCTGTGCACGGTCATGTTGCAACCGTCAAGGTGATTCATGCGCTTGTTCTTGTCGGTACTCCACACGAGCTTTTTGATACCGTTACGGCGGCAAATATCAGCCACAAGCTCAATGAGGGCATTGTAAGCCTTGTCGGTAACGGCGTATGGCTCTTTGGTGTCAGAAGCCACCTCAATAGTGATAGCCCTTTGGTCGTTGGCGTTCGAGGAAGAACACCACGACCTGTTTTTCTCTTCCACATACAGACCGATAGAGCCATCAAGCCCAACGCCGTAGTTGGAAGAAGCCTGTCGAGAAGTCGGCTGAAAAATCTCACCGATTCTCTTTGCAGTGCATTGACCCACCACACAATGAATGGTGATGGTGTCAATAGCGTGAGTTCTTTGCCCGGAATGATTAGGACTCAACAGAGTTACATTCACGAGCGGACTGTTTGTGTAAGCCATTGTTTTAATCCTCCTTCTTTACAGGTAAGTCTAAGAACTTCTCATGAAGGTCATCCATAACGCCGTTTGCGCCGAGGGAATGATACTGCTTCCAACAGTTTTCAAAGTTCTCTCTTGCGTAAACAGGGGCATAGCCCTTTTCGTTATACTTGTTGTAGTCGGCAATCATCTGACTGCGGAGCAGAGCTTGAATGCCGGATTTCAGAGCCACGGTGTCATCCTTGTTTTTCTTGATGAGAGAGTGCAGGAACTTGAATATACCTGCGAGAATTGCGGGAACTCCGAACAAGCAGAGCCATTGATAAACTGTCATTCCGTAACCTCCTCCCATCCGTAGACTCCCGGCTCCCAAACATTGTTGTTCACGGTGGACTGCCAATGCTTATTATTGTGAGAAACCTTGTCTCCCATAGAGTAGGCATCATGCGCCCCGATTGGCTGATACCACTCCGGGTATTCCTCCTGCGGGTTGCCGATTTGAGTCCACATGGATGGAGTTTCGGACGGCTTTGTGTTTTGAGCGGTCGTAAGAACATCGTGAATGGAACGGTACAGGTTGCCACCCTCAGATACGATAGCTCCCGCTTTACCCGTCCAATTTTCGTCCCACTCGATAAACAGCTTCGGGTGGTCGGTGATGACTGCTTCATCAAGCTCACCACTCTCGGCGAGCTTGACAAAGACGATGGAAGAGATTTCTCTTTGTTCCTGTTCGGAGATTCCTGTTTTCTTGAAAACGCTGCTCATTCAAAATTACCTCCAATCTGAGAAACATAACACGCACCCTCGCCCTCTCCACGAGTAACGACAACCTTGATGATGACACCCCAAGCTGCGCCTGTTTTGGTCGTGTTTTCAAACACATGAACGAGACCGCCCGTTACGGAAGTCGTAGCATCTTCCCAAGTGGGAGAAGCATCGAAACCGTTGTTGCAGACATACACCTTGAAGGTGGACTCTGCCGGGATGTTTCGGGTCACAGTGATTTTGATACGAGTCGGGCGGGAGGCGGAAGTGTACGGCTCTGTATTCTGAATGGTAAAGCCGTTGACCGATTTCGTGAAGGTGTAAGTCCTCGTAGTCGAGTTCCCGAAACTGTCGGTAGCCTTAATCTTCATCGTGTGAGAGCCGTTGCTCTGTTCGAGCCATGTCTCCCCGGTGACGGAGAAAGTGTTTGTTGCGCCGAGCGTTACCACATAAGAGCGGATGGTCTTATTGTCGATGGTTTCCTCAACGGTAACGGAATCGCCGTCTGCATCGGAAACGGTATAGGTCTGCGAGAAACCTGCCGTCTTTGTGCCGAGATTGCCGTCAGAGCCGGAGATGACAGGAGCTTGATTGTTGATGACCGTCCGAGATGCACTCGTCTGATAATCACTCGTAGCCCCCTGAGAGTCATAAGCACAGACACGATACTGAACGGTAGTCCAACCGTATGTAATGCTGTCGGCATAACTGCGGTTTGCGCCCTTATAGACCTGAGTCCAAGAGCCTGTCCCGACCTTCCTTTGCAGGATGTAGCCGGAGAGGTTGCCGTCCGGGTCGGTCGATGCACCCCAATCAATAGTTGCGCTCTTGCCGCCGTAGACGGAAGTAGGCACATTGATATAGGAAGGTTTCGTAGGAGCTTGATTCCATACGAAGGTGTAGCATCCGTCAGCATCGGTGCTATCAGATACCAAGAGAGAAGAGGAAAGATTCAAAGCGGGACGAACGCCAAAGTAACCATCGCAAGCACCGTTGAGGCCCAAACTACCACCCGAGCTGACATACCGAGCGAGGTTGGCGCCCGAGTAGTAAGGCGTTCTCAGCCACCAATACCAAGCGGTAGTCTTGCTCGAAGGTTTAGAACTCGAAGGAGTATTGCTGAAACACTGCTGCGTGACATATCCGATACGAGCGGTATTGCTCGTGTAGTAGCCCCATGCCGCACCCTCGGCGATGTTGTTCTCGTTCGAGAGACCGACTTCGGTTGTGGACGGCAGAAACACCTTGCGAACAACATCCTCGTAAGAGCCGCCGTCTACACTCGGCTTGACAACACGGATGGTTGTCGAGAGAATAGCGGCTTTTTCATCATCGGTAAAACCGTTCAGAAAACCGGGGCGGCTTGCGTATTGAGTGCCATAGCCGCCTGTACCCGCCGTAGTATCGGGGGAATGGTCTGCGCTATGAGCTGCACTATACCATGCACCACCTGCGGCATCTTTGTTGAGCCATTGGTCGAGGTTGGAGACGGAATAGCGGTTGTTACCGTAATTCTGTCGGTCGGAATTGCTGTTACTCGGCTCTTTGGCATCGAAACATCTCAGGTCAAGAATCTCAGCGGCGTGAAGCGTGATTGCGTTTGTGGGATATGCGGGAGTGCATTGATGGTTTTTAGCAACCACAGTCCACACAATCGACTGCGCCGTCTCTGAGTTTACCTGAAACTTACCGAACTTGACTTTCGCCCCGGTCGGCAGATTCGACAGTAATTGAGACATCTTTGTTATCCTCCTTGAATAGTGAATTGTATAACTCGTCCATCTCCCGAACGAGATGATGACAGTTACCTCGAAGAGCATGACCCTTCCACGATTGATAGGATTGATGTATGCTCTCCATTGTGATTAGCCCACGGTCGAGCAGCTTTCGGAACTTTTTGAGTTTCCGGGACATCTTGCTTTTGCTCCTGCGGCATATTTTCCATACCGTCTTACCCGTTTCAGTGAGATAAATATGGAAACCAAGAAAGTCAATACCGTTTTTCAATGGGAATATCTGAGTCTTTTGATTCAGTTGCATCCCCATCGGGGCAAGGAACATTCCTATGTCCTTCAAGCACTGTTTCAGATACTCCTTATCCTCATGAATGAGGTAGAAGTCATCCATGTATCGACCGTAGTACTTGATACCTAACCTCTCTTTGATGAAATGGTCTAAGGGACTCAGGCACAAAACAGCGAGAAGCTGACTGCTCTGATTGCCTATCGGTATGCCGGGGTCTGCGGTAGAATCAATGATGTACCATAACAGCCACCTGACATCCTCTTCGGGTACATACGGCTCTAAAATCCTTTTCAGGTACTCGTGAGGAATACTGTAAAAGTACTTTCGGATGTCGCACTTCAACACCCATCCCTCCAAGCCGTGTTGCCGGTAGAACTTGTGCATAAAACCGTCCAAGCGGTTTAGCCCGAAGTCTGTACCCTTACCGACCTGCGATGCGTAGTTGTCGTAGAGGAAGTTCTTTCTCAGCAGGATTTCGAGTACATTATCGCATAGTGAATGCTGCACCACCTTGTCTCGAAAAGAGTTTGACATAACATCTCGTTCCTTCGGCTCATAAACCTTGAAAGTGTGATACTCAGAAAGTTCATAAGTCTTATCCTGTAATTCTCGGCTTAGACGGAGCAGATTCTCTAAGAGATTCACTTCAAACCGAGCCGTAGCGGGTTTCCACCGCTTACCTCTGCGAGCCAACTTAAACGCTTTGTGTAAGTTATCAAATCCGTAGATTCTCTCGTAATACATAATAATTCCACGCCGTATATAGCTTGTGCGTTGGTAAGACCAAAGCCCTTGCATCGACATTCATGTGTTTATCTCCCTTGCGGAAGAAGGGAGGCACCTTCCTTTGATGATGGGTCACTGTTTTCACCTTAGAGGTTACTCAGACTCGATTATCCATCAAATCGGGACGAACGCCATTGTTACCATTGTAAGCATTGTTGTTGTTCAAACTACCATCCGAGTTGACATTCCGAGCGTTGTTGGCGTTCGAGTAGTTAGGCGTTCAAGCGACAAGGCACACCCCAATGCGTTTACCGTTGCTTATCCTTCTTGTGCCAAGCTAAGGTCATATTCTTTACATCGCTGATAAGCTGAGTCCAATAGACACAACTCCCGCTGCTGATATAGCTTTCCTCATACGCTTGCTCTACAAGGAACAGCAGATTCTTACAGGCGGTAACAGCTTCAAGCTGATACCTCAGCCGGAGACTTCGTTGCTCCTCGTCATTCAGCATATAGTCGTTAGCGGCGATGAGCTTTGTGACAATCTCCTTCGACAGCTCATAGATGTCTTTTACCATCATGAAGCGTTCTTTCTTCGGAAAATGCTTGTCAGTCTTTATCATCAGACGGCTATGCTTGAATACATCCTTTGCTTTGGTGATGACATTCATTTCGGTTGGCTCTTTACGATGCGAAGTATTGACTGCCATCTTAACACTCGATTCTGCTCAGAGACTTGTTCCATACGCCTGTGACAGCGATACCCGTGAGGTCTCCGAAACTCATCATAAAAGGATTGCTCGTGATGTCATCGAAAACACGATTCATCAGCCATACGACTCTATCCTCAATAGGTTGAAGCAGAGCCTTGTTGATGTCCGTTCCTGTCTCCGTGATGGAGTCGGGGGCGGGAGTAAGCATAATGCGCCCGTCCTCTAACTCCTCCATGTAGAAACAGTTATCTCCGATAGCCACACGGTCTTTGATTTCTCTTGATACATACGCCATACGGCTTTCACCTCCTGATAGGTAGCATCCTCATCGCCCCGGATTTGAACATTCCGCTTTTTTGGAATCCTTCAACCATTGAGTCGAGAAGCTGCTTGATTGCAAATAGGTTTTCTTCAACGGCGTTGATGTCCGAGAAGGTAGCCATATCTTCGGGGACATCGGGAACATCTGCCTGTTGGTGATAAGCAGCAATGATGAGTCTGACATTGGAGAGAATACGCTTGACATCTCGTGCCGTAGGCAGACCGCTTCGTTCCCACACCTTACAGGATGTTCCGGGAGGATAATGCAGCTCATCGAGCCTGTCGCTGATATACTGAATATCTCCTTCAATACGGTTGATGTCTGTGAGATTGAAGCATCCTTTCAGTTCATAAGTTTCGACCGGGTTGCCCGATAGTTTTGCATCAATCCATTTCTGAATCTGCTCCTGAGCGAAAGCAACATTCTCGTCAGTCCTGTCATAAACAGGTTGAATCCATACTGCCATTACACAACCCTCCCTTCACCTGTCCCTCTGAAAGCACCTGTGAACGAGTACTTAACCGAAGTCATACGCACCGACTCAGTATCAAACTTGTTTTCAGCGGTAATAATGTCGGTAGCATCAAGCCGAGGGTCAGCTCGCCAACCGTCCATCTTCATAATTTTTCGGTGACTCAGCCAAGCCTTGACCCATGCACTTACCGTTGCCGCAACTGCGGTAGAGGTGATGAGCGGATTATCAACCGTCTGAGTTTCGCCGTTTTCCTCGGCATCGACAACATAATTGGAATCGGAGCTTTTGAGAAAGTCCCCGGTAACACGGATTGTCACTTCGCCGCTGCCTGTGATTTTAAGATGACAGGTGTTGGTGTAGTAGGTTGCGGAGACCAAAGTCCCTCCCGTGACCGTTGCCGCTGCGTTGACGGCACTTTGCGAGTAGGTCACAATCACTTCCTTTGTACCATTGACCGTTACCTTTCCGCTGAACAGTTCTTTTCCCGTTTCGTCCGCAAAGTAGTTGTAGACCTTCGTGCTGACCGCCATGAGTGGCTTTTGCAGTGAGATTTCCGGGCGAGACAGGAGGTTGAAGTGCGTAAGAGCATAATCTTGTTCCGCTGTCGAGATAGGCTCAATGTGCAGCACTCCCGCTCTGTCACAATAAATGACACAGCATCCTGCCTGAGCGATGTACTGTAAGCACTCTGCTAACGGTCTAAACGGCAACGGAGCGGTTGTCGTAATGGATTTCAGCGTGTCGCTCACGACCCATTTCTTACTACCATCATCGTTGAGCGGAAGGTTAGCTTCGGTGAGAACGCTGATTGCAAGGTCATAGAGAGTTGCCCCGGCAGACTTGTAAAGTCCTTTGGTGTAGGTCTTTTGCATGAACTCCAAGAGGTCTCGTGCCGTAAACCTTGCTTCGATACCATTCTGAGGAGCTTCCCATTCGGAGAGATAAAATACCCCAGCAGGTATGTACTCGATAGTACCGTCATTCAGTTTTAACCCGTACTTGACACGCATTTCCTGTCGCTCCATGAGGTACTTCGAGAGACCTGTCGTGTTGTTCGGGTCATAGATGTTATTACTGTTGTCGATGGAAAAGCCCATCTTATTTACAGGGGTGGTTGCGCCTATCGGGTTGATGTCCTGCTCATGCTCATACCCGGTGATGTCCGACTTGCCGTAAACCTTGTTGACCCCAACAAAAATCTCAGCGATTCTCGGTCGGTGATGAGGGAGACACCATTTGAGGATTTCAATGCGGATACTGTCGTAGGTCTCGATGTCGAACTCGACAACCGATTTGACGGAAGCATTATCCTCAACCTTGCACTCGGCAACTACGGTCGAGCCGTTGTACGCCGTAATTTTGAACACTTCGGCATATTCGTTATAGGCGATACCCCATGTAATTGTGATACCGGGGATGATAGGCTCATGTACCTCTGTGAAGTTAATATCCACGAAAGGTACTCGGTCAAAGCTGCCGTCCTCTTCGGAAAGAAGATTGCCGATATAGCCGTTGTCCCCGTAATTTGATTCGGGGATAAACCTTCGGCTACCATCAAGTAGCCAAAGGTTTTCCTCTAATGTCCCGTAAGGCACGATGTCCTTATCGACCTCACTTACAATTTGCTCTGTGTCTGCGATGTAGATTGCACCGTTATCTTTGGAGGTTGCATCCGCAAGAGCATCCGGGTCGGCTATGTCAAAGGAGATTTCGACATAGCTTTCGTTGACAAGCTGCTGTTTTTGAACAGCTTTCCAAGCATCCGAAACATTCTGCATATTTACACCTCCACAAGAGAGAGCTTACACTCAGTCCAACCGAGGATGTCTCCGTTTTCCGGGTCTCGTCTCCACATTCCGGCACTTCTATCACTGACATACATCGTCTTTGTGACCCATCCTCCGGCACTTTGGTCGAAGAATGTTACCGTGTTATAGAACTTACCCCCGGCAGACTGCTTGAAGCACTTGTTGATTGCCGCCCACTGCTCAACGGTCAAATACCGCCAAGACATTTCGACTTTGGCAACATCATCTCGAATGACAGACCCGATGACAACTCCTTCGAGGTTACGGGCAGAATCTACGAGGGTTGCCGTATTGCCGGAATAGGCAGACGGCTCAGGAAAGGGATAGCTCCCAACAGTAACCAATGCTCTAAATGCCATTGAGAACACCTCCCGGATAAATAGTTGCGCCACGCTCTCTCTGCCGCTTCTCCACGGCTGCGGTTATCTGTTTACCATCAAGATATACCCGGACATCGAAGTTACCGCCGTTACCGCCGTCAGAAGCTCTCATAGCGGCGAGGACACCTTGATAGATACCCTCTACGATTTGGTCGTTGTTTGCGACAGCGGTACGACCGCCGATACTGCCGACCATTTCCGCACCCGCTTCACGGGCAATGAAAAGCTGACCGACTTCCGGGAAACCGCCCGATGCAAAGCCGAGCTTACTGCCGACCCAAGAAGCGGCACTCGAAACGGCGTTCGATACAGAACTTCCGATGCTCGACAAGGTTTCCGACACTTTGCTGATAGCACTCTTAGCCGCAGATACCGCACTGTCGAACAGTCCCTTAACTGCATTTATGCCGGAAGAGACAATGCTCTTCATGTTATCCACAAAGCCCGTGATAGAGCTTACGGCGTTAGAGATATGCGATTTCAGATTGTCCCACACGGTACAAATGCTGCTCTTCATCGAAGAGAATGCAGTGACCGCCGTAGATTTGATGTTACCCCAAGTGGTCGAGAGAGTCGTTTTGAGACCGCCCCATACCGTGTTCGTATTGGTCTTGACATTGTTCCATACATTCGCAATGGATGTCTTGATGTTGTTGAACACAGAGCTTGCGGTAGATTTCACCGAATTCCAAGCGGTAGAGAGCGAAGTCTTGATACTGTTCCACTTTGTCGAGGTGTCAGTACTGATATTCGACCATGCCGTACTGATAGTGGATTTCAGGTTGCTCCAAGTCGTACTTGCGAGTGTTTTGACATTCGTCCAAGTGGTCGAGAGTGAAGTCTTGATGTTCGTCCATGCGGTCGAGGTGTTGGTCTTGACATTATCCCACGCCGTAGAGATGGTGGTTTTCATGTTGTTCCAAACAGTACTTGCAGTAGACTTGATACCGTCCCAAGTGGTCGAGAGGAAGCTCTTGATGTTGCCCCATACCGTAGAAGCGGTACTCTTAATGGCGTTCCAAGCATCAGAGCAAGCCTGTTTGATACCCTCCAATTTCTCGGAAAAGAACTCGACGATGTTATGCCAAGTATCAGCGATACCTTGCAGGAGACCGTCAATCAGGAAAGTACCGATTTCGGCAAACACCGTAGAGGGCGAATGAATACCGAACAGGTCTTTCACCCAATTCACCACGGGGTCTACCAAGTTTTCTTTCAGCCATGTACCCGCTGAGCGCATTGCATCTCCGATACCGTAGAAGAAACCTGCCACGCTGTCGAGACCAAAGCCCTCGAAGAGACCGCCTAAGATGTCTGCGATACCACCCAACGCACCGACAATAATGCCCGGAAGCTGAACAACAAGCTCAACCACCAATGCGCCGATTTTGGCGAGGATTTCACCCCACTCGATGTTGGCAAGCATATTGCCGATACCCGCACAAATGTCTTGTACGACCTTGCCCCAATCGGTTTCACCGACTACTCCGAGCAGCAGGTCAAGCAGACCGACAACGGCATCGCTGAGAAGCGTACCGAGGTCTCCGAGCAGAGACATCCAATCAATCGACTCAATGGCATCCATAATCTGTGTGCCGATTTTGTACCACTCGACATTACGGATTGCCTGAGACATACTTTCGAAGATTCCGAGAATAAGTTCCTGCGCCGTCTGAACGGCTTTTGTGAGGTCAATCTCCTCAAACCAACCGTTGATAAAGTCTGCGATTGCAAGACCAAACTTCGTCCAATCGAAGGTGGTTACAAAACCGTAGAGGGTATCTACGAGAATCGTCCACATCTTCGCAAAGGTCTTTCCGACTAAGCCGAAGTCGATTTGCTCCATCATGTGATTGAGGGTGGTTGCGATACCCGCCCCGATTTTATCGAAGTTGATGGTATCGAGGAAGTTATACAATACCTCAAAAGCAGACTGAATACCGTAGCCCAACTTGTCTCCGATACCTGCAAAGTCTACCTTGTCGATAAGCTCGTTGACCTTATCTCCGAGGATTTTACCAACACCCGCCCAATCGCCGTTTGCGATAGCTTCCTTGATTTGGTCTATCCATTTTGCGAAGTCGCTGTCGAGCTGCATTTCCTCGAACATAGAGCCGTAGTCCATGCCACCCGCACCGCCGCCACCTCCGCTGTCGGAGAGAACATTCAGTTCATCAAAACCTGCGGTAAGGCTTTTTGCGGCTTCCGCTGCGCCACCTGCGGCTTCGGCATACTCGGTCTGAGTCTTAACGGCTTTCGTCCAAGTACTCGCCCCGGAGAGCTTTGCAAACAACTGATTCAGCACATTGATAAGAGCCACGGCTTTATCAATCACATACTCGATTGCGGGAGCGAGAGCATTGATAAGCGGAGCAACCATCGCACCGATGGAGTTTTTGAAGTACAGAAAGCTCGATGCAATTCTATCCATAGAGGAAGCAAGGTTGCCGCCGATAGCTTTACTGTACTGATATACATTGTTCGTTCCTTCCTTGAATGCGGTTGCAATCTGAGACAGGACGAAACGAATAGCCCGGTACATAGCGACACGACCCATAGAGCGAATAAATCCACTGAACTTCTTAGTCGCACCGCCTACTGCGCCTTTGAGTTTCCCACCGATATAGCTGCCGAGCTTTTTCATTGCTCCAAACACGCTCTTAGCTGCGCTGCCGAGCTTTTGAAAAACCGTCACAATGCCCTTGAACGCACCGCCGATAACCTTTGCTACCCCGCCAAAGACGGTGGTTGCCCCGGTCTTGATAGAGGAAAAGATGTTCGCTGCAAACTCTTTAAGCTGCGACAACTTGCTTTTCGTCTCCTCAACATCCACACTCGGAGCGATAGGGACGGTCTCAGTAGAAGTTTCGGGAGGAGTAATGGTAGAAGTCGGATTTGCGTTTGTGATTTCACCGACCTTATCGGCAATCTCAGAGATTTTCTCAGACCCCGCACCGAGGTTGGAGAAATCAATCTTTGAGAGCTTTCTCAGTTCGGAAACAGCGGCACTCAGACCGGGATTACTCCCGGCGTTTGCAAGGGATTCAACGCCCTGTGCCATTTCCTTTAACTTCGAGATACCATCGCTGTTCATATTGGCAACAGCATTACTCATCTCAGTCAGCTTTTGGAGGGAGTTCTTCAACTTCGTCAATCCACGCTGTGCATCGGTAGTCGAAGATTCAATTTCGATTTGTAAGGTGTCAATCGTGTTATCCACCGTCTACCTCCTTCCCGGCTCGAATAGCAAGCTGTGTATTGGTCTTTGCCGCCCACGCTGCCATTTTCGCCTTTGTTTTTTCGTATCTAAGGCGTTCTTGCCGTTCCTTCTTTTCTTTGACCTGCTTTTCGGTAACGGCATACGGCTCAGGAGAGTACGGAGTAGGTTTCGTGCCTTTCTTTGCGAAGGCTTGAAGGATGGGAGACACATCGCACAGAGCTTCGTAAAAATACATTCCCTGTAACCAAAGGTCTTGATTCCTTCGCCGCTGCTTCAACTCGTCAGCCCTTCGATAACTCTCCGTCAATTGGCAATCTCCATCCCAAAACTGTTCAGGAGTCATGCCGATAGCCAAATAGTATGGTAAGTGATTGTAGAACACCTCGGTATAAGAAAGGGCGGCAAACCCTTTCGATTCGCCGCCCCGGTGGGGTTGCGAGTCACTTACCAACTCGTTCCCCAAGTCAAGTTTCCCTCGGACTCCTCCGGCTCATCGACAAGTGCTTCGATAGGCTCGTTATACATCTCAGCGAGTCGCATCACCAAGTCCATCTTGTTTGTCATCTTCTCGAAAATACGGTCGATGACTTCTCGCTTCACGAAACGATGGTGAGCGAGAAACGCTCCTGCAAAGAGAGCGGGAAGAGTGGTAAGGGGTTTCTCGGAAATATCCCCGATGTTAAACCCCTGTTTTTCAAGAGCTGCCACGGAAGCTCTCGTGTATTCGAGAGTATAATCCGTACCCTCGAAGGTAAAGTTGATAGTCTTAGCCATGATACATTCCTCCTTGTTTCACGGTCTTAGGCAGAAGCTACGGTGATGGGAGTGGAAGGAGCGATGGTGATAGTCATATCGCCCACAACGAACACATTGAGCTTGCCCTTGAACTCGAACTTGCCCTCAGACCCGGTAGGCGTGACAACACCGTTCGACTCAGTACCGCCAAACCAAACGGCGAACTCCGTTTCAGTGTCCTTCATAGCGGTAAGAGTAGCATAGTCATCCTTGTCATAGTTGGCGGTAAACTCCAACGCTTCAAGAGACTGAATGCCGGGGATGTAGGTCTGCATACCATCCGAAAGGGTGGTGGTTTCGAGCATTTCGGGCGCACCGCCGAGGTCGGGGAAGTCTTTGATGTCAACGACCTTGCTATAAGTGCCGCCGCTTGCGGCTTTCTTCATCAGAAAGACCTTGTAAGTGGAAATAGCCATTACTTATTACCTCCTGTAAATAGTTTGATTGGTAGAGACGATAGCCGTATATCGAGTAACCATTCGATAAATAGTAGCATCGTCCATCGAAACAGGGTTTTTCATTGTGCGGGTAAACCCAAGACCCAAGAGAATATCGTCAATGATAGCGATAATTTCCTTGCACTCAGTCTTTTTTCCGCTCGTTTTATTCGAGTAGACATTGACCTCATACATAAGATTGGCGTGATTCTCGTTACTCCCGGAGTCCTGCGTTCGCTTGACCGTATAATTATCGGCTTCCACGATGCTTACACACGGGAAAGATGAAGGACTACGCACATCCTCACTATAGACATTGACCTTCGGGAACTGAGTGCGAAGTTCGGTAGCGACCTTCGTAAAAATCTCGTTTTCCACATCAATCATTTACCGAACACCTCCTCAGCGATTTTTGTTATCTGCTCTCGCATTTCCTTAGCAGAATCGTATAACGCCCGGTTTGCCGGATTGCCGTAGGTTTTGACTTCGCCTTGATGTTTGCTCTCGGTGATAACCTCACCGTTTGTTCCGGGATTGCCTGAGTATCGCCACGAGTCGAGCTTACCTAAGTGATACCCGTACCCGCCACGAGTAAAGCCAAAGTCTCCCGCTTTCGGATGACTCTCGGCTGCATAATGCACACCTGCGCCAAACTCGATGAAAGTGATAGACTTACCCGTTGCGGAGATAGCCAACTTGTTTTTGTCTATCCAAACAGGAGTGTTATTCACTCGCACATCATTTGTGCCGTCATAGATTGCATTTGCAAACCGCACAGTTGCTTCCTCGATTCCGATTTCGGCAAGCCGTTCCATAAGGGTATGGACTTTTTCATCCAACTCTTTTTGATAGCTTTCGATTTCGGCAATCGCCTTGTGCAGCGTTCCGAGAGTACACTTGATTTTCTTCACGATACTTTCACCTTGCTTACCGCAAATGAGACCGTGTTGAGAGACCGAGCAACCTTCTTCACGATATAATCGTAAATAAGGTTTCCGTCCTTGTCATAGGCGGGAGGAGAGTCGATGCAAAAAACGGAATGTTCATCGACTGGGCAGGTAACATCGTCCGTGATGATGACCTTATCGCACAGAAGAGAGTTACCGAACTGCTCAACCTGAGCTTCACCCGTAGCGGCTGACACATTGGCTTTCATCTCAACGGGAGATTCATAGACCACCTTGTATTCACCGCTGTCATTGCCGTACTCGTCTTTGATAGCGACCTTTTCCTTGAAAAGTGCGTAGTAGAACTTCCGCTTATTTCTGTGTAAGCATCTCATTTCAGCACCCCCGCAAAAGGAAGCACTCTCGATAACATCGACTCAGGCACATCGGCGTTTTCGTAGGAACGGTTAATACCATTTTCGCTATGGTAGGTCTCTCCCTCCGCACCACGCTTGTTGAGAAGATAGCAAGCAATTTCAACCTGATTGGTTGCGTACTTGTCCGGCACTATCTCAACATCATCCCGGTAGGGATAGGCTCTTTGAATAACCTTTCGACCCGCCAACGAAAGATAGGCAAGCAACACGCTGTCTGCGGTCTCCTCGCCCTTTTCCTCGTTCAAGAGGGATTTGAGCATCGTGAGTTTTTCTTCGTCAGTCCATACCATGTTGCTTGCCTCCTTTCATTTTTTTACGCAATGGTGTACCAACCGCTGGTCTTCGGGTTATCGCCCGTTGCGGGAGTAACCGCAACATAGCCGTTGCCTACCTTCTTGTAGTAGGTAGTACCCGCAGTAACCGTAGTCTCGGTTGCAGCGGTAGCCGTACCCTTGAAGAGCTTGACAACCTTCGTCTCATTGGTAAGAGCCGCAAGGTAGTACTTACGGGAGAAGATACGATTCTCACGAGTGTTGGCATCACGCTCCTGCTCGATTTCAACGCCCTTCTTGTTGAAGAGGGTGACGGCTTCCTTCGTACCCATGTAGATAGAGCCGGAAGTTGCATCCTTCTTCGTGTAGATGTTCACGCCTGCCACAGTGCCGACATAGCCGTTCTTTGCGAACGCTTCGACATACTGCAAGGTCTCTTTCAGCTCCTTACGGATGTCAGCAACATCGGCGGGAGACACGAAAGCAAAGATGGTAACATCTTCGAGGTTTTCGAGCGCAAGCACAGACTGAGCATCAGCGAAAATATCGAAGTTGAACTTCGTGCCAAGAACTACCTGAGTAGCCTTTGCAAACTCCGCATAGATGTCAGCGTTCACGGTGTTGAACAGGTCAGTACCCATGTGACGAGTGCCGACAGGAACAAGCTGCGGGTCGGTCATAGCCTGTTCATCATAGTACTTGAATCTGTTCTGAGCGAGCAGAATCGTGTACTCCTTCGGGGTGTAGCCAACCTCGATGGACTTAGAGTTACCCGCACCGATTGCGAGCTTTTCAGTACCATCGGTAGCCTTATAAACATTGATTTTGCGAATCATGCCGGGAGTGCCGACAAGATTGTTGTCAACGGTGCAGAACTGCTGCAAGTCAAGATGAGACTTGTACTGGTCTTCTACCTCGTTAGACAGGTAAAAATTCGGATATACGGTATTAGCCATTATTCATTACCTCCATAAAGTTTTTTATATTCTTCGGGATTCTTTTCGGAATACTCATAACGCTCCTGCGGAGACATTTTTCTCAGCTTGTCGAGAGTCATTGTGTCCCCGCCGTCTCCGGCAGGGGGAGCAGGTGTCTTTTTGAGCAAGTCCGCTTTCAGAGTTTTGTCGTGCGTTTCGAGGAACTTTTTCTGATTGGCAAACACCTTAGCGGTATCTCCATCAGCCAAAGCCTTAGCGGTAGCATCGGCAAGGGCTTCGTCATACCCGATAGCAAGGAACTGAGCCTTGTGTCCGGCAATGAGCTTTTCCTTTTCCATTGCTTCGACTTTTGCACGAAGAGTAGTAAGCTCTTCCTCGTTTGCCTGTTTCTTCTGTTCCTCCTCGGACAGAAGAGCGTTGTGCTTTTTGCGCCACTCAGCAGCTTCGGAGTTTGCCTTAGAAGCGGCATTCTTGTACTTTTCCAACTCAGAAGAGTTGTCCTCATACTCAAACGCTTCAAGAGCTGCGAGCTTTTCCTCCGGGGTCATCTTGTCGTACCCTTCGATTTTGGTGATGTCGATTTTTGCCATATCAATTACCTCCTGCGTTTAACAAGGCTGTTCACTCAGCACTATTGTCTGTTTTACGGTCTTGTCTGACCCTTGCGTTTAGAGTTCACTCTCATATATCAAGCCTTTCGGCTGCTATATCAAAAAGAACAGGGGCTACAAGCATTTCCGCTCATAGCCCCTGTTGGCTGTTTCCCTCTACCCATTTGCAGAGGTCTTAATTTTCACTTTTCGTTGAATCTCGACTACCACGAGTCGGTTGTTTTCTCGCTTCAATTCAACCGAGTTGCCATGTTTGAGGATTCTTTGAATCTCCTCAATGACCTCAGCCGTAAACAGTTTCGAGTCAATTACTGCTGTTGCCATCAGTCTGTACCTCCCCAATATGGCAGTAAATAGCACCTGCACCCCAAGTGAGGTTTCGGCGGTACTTTTGCAATGTCGTAGATTTTGCCGTCTCGCTTTCGACACTCGGTACAACGCCGTTCGTCCTTCATTGTTACCCATATTACCTTTTCGACATCATTATCAAGATAGGCTTGTTCAACTGCCTTATCGGTAATGTCGATAGCATACTGCGTAACCATGTTAGACCAATAACGAAGCGCGGTTTCAGTCTCTTTCGCACGATTGTCGCTTGCGAGAATACTCTCGGCAAACCGAGCGCACTTTCGTTCGATTTCGTGCATATACACATACTTCGTTACCGGGTTATAGTCGTTCAACCATCCGAGCAACCAAGCGACAGAAATTGCATCCGCAAACTTGTCGCTTTGGTCTTTATACGCTCGTTTGGCTATTAAAAGGAGACCTTCTTCTGTTATCTTCTCCAACTCCTCATAAAGAGATTTGGAGGATTGAATAACATTCAATTCGTCAAAGGAGGTAAGACCGTTGAACTGATTGAACAACCGAATGAACTTCTTCCGCATATAGCGAATGACCTTATCGGTATATTCGTACATCGTTCACACCTCCTTGTCGAGGAAAGCGACAACATCGGAACGAGACAACTTAAAAGTTTCCTGACTTCCATCCGACAAAAACAGGTGAAGAACAACCTCTCCGTTCTTGTCGCAAGAGCCGTCAATCGCTTTCAGCGTTGTCATCATTATCCTCGCTTTCGTCTGAGTCATCCTCGCTACCGTCATCTTTGTGAGCGGAGTCAGTTTCCAACTCTTTCAGAAGTTCGGCTTCACGCTCTTCGGCGTATTCCTTGCTTTCGGTATAAGCGAGTTCAGGGTCTACAAAGAGACCGCAGTGTTCAAAAGCAAGTCGAGGATGAATTTTATTGTTCGAGAGCATCGTAGTAAGCACCTGTGCTTTTTCCTGAATGTTCTCGTAGTTACGGCGAGTAAAGCGTATCTCGATTGCAGAGAGCTTCAAGTTCATATCTCGAAGGGTGTTTGCAATGGAGATAACCAACCGCAGAAACTCCTTCTCGGACATCTTGAACATCAGCTCAGTATCTTTCGCTCTCGCTTCGGCGGCAGACCAACCATCACGCATAATGACCGCCGACCCGGTATCGCTCGTAGAGCTGCCGCCGTTTCGGTTAGGCATACCGCAAATGGTAAGCACCGTCTGATACATATAATCGACAAGAGTCTGAGTCTGAGACTGATTGAGTTCCTGAACGAGATACTTTGCGTCTCCTTCGAGCGGAACTTTCAGACCGCCGTTCTCCTTCAAAGCCTTGAAGTCATCAGAATCAATGTCAACACCTTTGAGAAGAAGGATGGACTGAACAAACTGCTCAACACCGTCAAGACGGTTACTTCCGACCTCGTTGATTGCATCGAGGAGAGGGAGGACAATCTCAAACGCACCAAGTCGAGCGGTATTCGCCGGGTACTCGATGATAGGGACACATCCGAGAGAGTGCGGCTCTGCTTTAAGAACTTTGCCGTCTTTGATTTCAAAGTACATTACATCGGTGTATACGCTATACACAATGCTGTTGTCCTGCTTGATGATGTATTTTACACCCATCTTGCGTTTGTTGCCGAGACCATTGTGATAGACCACAAAGGAATAGCGAGGGTCGAGAGTATAAATCTCGAAAGGAGCTTCGTCAACATCATCGTCAACGGCATCCGGGAGTACCATGCGGAACGAAGTACCGCAGATAGTAAACCAATCGGCAAGCTCTTTGTCCTTTGCTGCCTTATCCTCAGCGAATACAAACTCGTTGAGCTGATTGATAGCTTCGGAATGCTCATCGCTTCCACCACGGCAAACATACTGAATCGGCTCACCCATGAGGTAGCCGACCTTGAAAGACACAATCTCATTTGCCCGGTTTTCGACCAACTTATTGTTGATTTCGGGACGAATGTCTTTCACTCTTTCAAGAATGGGCTGCTTGCCCTTGTAATAGTCGTAAAGGTACTGAATGTCATTCTTGTTGACATCGTGAGTTTCGAGAGCCTTATTCAGGACTTCCACGACATTATTTCTGTCGATGACATCCACATCGGTATAAATGACAGTCCTGCCTGTCAATGTACGAGTCATAGCCACTCAGCCCACCTCCTTCAAGTACCTATTCTTATACACATACCATTATAGCATATCTTCAATGCTTTGTCAAGCGGTTTTGCGTAAATAAACCATTGGAGAGCGAGAAAATCAAAAAGTCCTTCGGAAAACCTCACAACGCCCCATTGGATTTCGTACCATGCTCACAGCCATTGTAAGACTGTCGGGTGCATCATCGTTTTTGTTTTTGCCGAGCATCTTGTAAGAGAACACATTCTGCATGAAGAGGGAGTAGGCTTTATCCCGTTTTCCCGGCTCTCTGAAAATCATCATCTCCCGGATGTCAGGGGCTTTATCGAAAATACGCTGATACTTTGCCTTGTCGGTGGGAGCGGCTTTCGTTGTGATGTTCAGACGGTAGCCCTGTTTCTTCAACTCTTCCTCAATGCCCTCCTTGTACGACTCGGTAGACTTATTTGCTTCAACCTGCATTGCCTGAACATTGTGTTCCATGACCGCCTTGACAAGCAACGGTTGAGTAACCTTCTTGTCCCGGTTATCGTACACTACATCGTGAACATAGATGTCCTCACCATACTGATAGCAGACCGGGGATGCAACAAAGTCACCGCCGCCGAACGCCGGGTCTACCGCCATAAAGATACGGTCAGGCTCAACATCGGTTGGGAGTTCGCCATTGTAATAGCGGAAGTCATCCGGGGTGAACAAAGCACCGTCTCTTTCAATCGGCTCACCCATATACTGAGCTGCCCAAGAAGCCATATCGTTGTTGCGCTCGAAGGAAGCTCGCCGCTGCTGATAGTACTCTGTACTGAAACCCACACCGTAGTCGTAATTGAATTGGCTCTCATCGTTCTCATCAAGTGCTGACAGATTGATGACCGCAAAACGGCGAGTCTTGAATCGCTCATCATTTTGCAGAAGCTCCATGCGAAGTCCTGCCGGGTCAATCATAGACCATCGAGTACCGCACCAAAGGATTTTCGCTTTTTCCTTCGCACGGGGAAGCAGGTTGTTATCAACTTTGCTCCACGCAGACATCAAACGGTCTTTATTCATCGCTCCCTCAATACCGCCGATAAGGTCATCTGAGATTTCAACACCGTTGCAGTCACACGCACCGTTCAGAGTACCGTAGAGGGAACGGCAGGTCAGCGAGGGATAACGCTTTTTGCGGTCGATGTTCAGAGTTTCATCGGCAGAGTTGGTCTGTACCACCTTCGCAGAAGGAAATACATCCTTCCACAGATAGGTCACGGGGTCTTGAATTGTCTCCAATACGCCGTTGTAGAACGCTTTGGTGATGGTATCGGAGTATGCAGAATACAGGTTGGATGACTCGCTGTTGCGCCCGATGAGCCAAGTGACAAAGAACATCAGAATGGTGGTCTTGCCGACACGAGGGGGCATGGAGATGAACAGTTCATCGAGTTCATCGTCTACGAGCTTTTGCAGGTTATCCACAACCTGTTTCAGAATACGGCGGCGGGGCTGATAAAAACGCTCCTCCGGCTTTCGGTTGATTTCGATGTAGAGAAGATAGCTGTCGAACTTATACGGTGCATCGAATAGCAAGCTGCGCCGATACAGGTCAAACAGTTTTGCATACGCCGAGGTTTTCATTCCCCGGCTGATATGCGACCGCAACTCAGCGTTGGTGTCGTGCGCCAACTTAAAGTCAGACTCCTCAATACTGCGGCAAAGTGAGAACACATCCTCGTATGCCCGGTAGTCAGAGGGGTCTTTTTGTATTTCAAAAAATATTTTGGATATGAGTTTTTCGTTATCCACTTTCATTACCTCCCGAAAGAAAAGGACTACCCGAAGGTAGTCCCTGTTGACTGTTACTCATCGCCCCGTTGCGAGAGCCTTAATCTATGGCGGCATGATATTCCTCGATTGCATCAATCCACCGAAGGTCATCCACGCCTTTTTCGTAATACCGTTCAATAAGCTGCACATTCCCGCTCTTAGCCAATTTGCGAGCAGCGGGAGTAAAAGTTGAGTTTGTGATAACAACCGCCCGGTCTCCGTTATAATACTGCTTTGCGGCTAAAACTTCCTGAACGGCTGAAACTCCGACCGAACTTTGATACAACTTGCATTGAAAGCATACTTTCCGACCTTTGCGGTCGTAACCGATAACATCCGCTCCAAAATCCCCGCTACCCGGAGTAACTGAGAGATTATGATACCCTTCATGTGCAAGTCGCTTTGCACAATATACTTCGTAGTTCTGCCCGGACATGGACGGTGAATACTTTGGTATTCGTCCCCGCCTTATTGTCATCAGACCGTTTTTCTTGTCCTTACGCTCTTTGATGAGATAATACGGCAAATAGAAGGGCAGACAAACAATGGCGAATGGGATGCAAAACGAGTAAAGCAAAACTTTCCCGATTATCTTAAAAAACATCTTAAACGCCCATATCATCGTTTATCCCTCCTTTTTGAGAATCGGCTCGTGAACGCCTTTGACCCAATTCATATCTTTACCGTACTTATACATTCCCTCATAGAAGGGGCGATTGTCTCGGATGCTTCTCACATTGGACTCACGGAAGGGTGTACCTTTGCGAGTGGTATAACCTGCGGCAGTCAGACCATCAGCGATGTCCCAAAGGGTACGACCTGCATCCAAGCCCTTAAAGACGGCTTTGACGATAGGCACTTCGTCCTCGTTGATAACAAGCTGACTGTTTTCTTCTTTGTCCCCGTAAGGGCTACGATC